CATCATCATGGCGTTGATTGCCATGGTCTGCAAGTTAGCTCTTGTGCTGTTGGCCTCCATTTGCAGCTTTTCTTCCTCTGTAGGTTCTGTCGGCTCTGGTGGTTCTGGTTCTTCGGGCTTCGGCTGTTGTTCCCAGCTTTCGCCGTTCCAGACAAGTTCCATGCCGTCCGAGGGTTCTGGCGGTGCTATCTCCGTGCAGCCTGCCGGTATCTGCCATATCCCACTAATCGGGCTGCGGTCTGTGTAGTCTAAGGTCTTTGTGCCTGTGTATTTTCCGTCATCTCCGTATGTGTAGACGAGTTTTGTTTCCGATGATTTATCCATGTTGTATCACCTCTCCTAGTATTTAATCTGTGGTATCAGGGCTAAGGCTGGGGGCTGTACGGTCTCAGACGCGCCGTAGATAGCGTTGCTTAATGATGCGTCAAAATTTAATTTATAGCCTTGTATTGCAATCGATTCTGGTGCTCTCGGCATACTGTCTCCTAACTCAAAACATCCATTATATTCCGGCACATCACCAAATATCCCTACACTCGTATGTGTAGACATAATACCAGTAATATTAGGCAATCCTGCTCCAATCTCTTTGATACTATCCGTAGTCCCCTGTAATACCCTGCCCTGCGCATCAGGTAATGTCAGCGTATCTGCCCCCGCATCGTACATATACTTTGTCTTATCCGTTGAATTATCATCGACAATCAGACCATTATCTTGCGCATATTTAACCAGTCTAGGATAGTCACTGGCTTTGACCTGTGCGCCGTTTGCTTTGATAAATCCGTCGTGTAATACGGGTCTAAACACGATGTCTCCGACACGAAATCCGTCCCGCACGTCGTCGATGATAAAGACTGCCGTGCCGTCAGTTACGTATTGTCCTGCTTGTATCGTCATAATAAAATCTCAGCTCCTTTTAGTAGCGGATAACTGGGATAAGGGATATTGCAGGTGGCTGAACTGTGTCTGATGCGCCGTAGATAGCGTTGCTGCGGGAGGCATCTATGTTAAGCGTAAACATGTTCCAGACATCATTCGTTGTATATCCTACCCCCTTTTTCTTTAGAACTCTTACAAACGCCCCTTTATCATACGGGTTCAGCGGGTCTCCTTGCGAGACGTTTGTTTGCGCCCCAGAAACAGTGCCAGATTCACCAGTAATATTCGGCAGCCCCGCATCAAGTGTCTGCCCTGCCCCTGTATCTTTATAAGTCACCATGCGGCCTACATAGTTAGGTACTACAAACGTCGTACTCTCGTCCCCCTTACCAAACAACCCCAGATTTCCCGTCACGTCATCCGTCCATAAATTATTATCCGTTATAAATTTGACCAGTCTCGGATAGTCCGCACGATTGACCGTCGCTCCATTGGCTTTGATGTATCCTTTCGGCAGATATAAACTGCCTCTTACACTGCCAATGGGCGTCCCATCTCGCACGTCATCGACTATCCATGTTACCGTACCATCTGTAATGTACAATCCTATTTTACTGTCCACGGGGGGGGTACTCAGAAGTTCCGCTGGTTCTTCCGCCCCTGTCGTTCCTGCTGTGATGCATTCCAGCCTTGCCCATGAGGGCAGTAAGGGACTATAGGCAATATCGCCGACGGCGTACTCCTTATTTCTCTGTAACACATTCAGACCTATATTTCGCTGCGCCATATCCTTAGCCTGTTGCGCCCATCCTTTAGCACTCTGGGTCTTTCCCGTGTCACTGTCAGCATCTTCAAGACCATCGGGGGAAGTGTCGGACATAGCCCAATCTTTTGCCCACTGCTTACCTGTCAGGCTCCATCCTTTAGCACTCTGGGTCTTTCCCGTAGGACTTTCCGTGTCTTCGAGAGTATCGGGGGACTCTGGGGATTCCGCCCACTTCTGCGCCGTATCCTTAGCCTGTTGCGCCTGCTGGTTCTTCGTGGTCACATCGGACTGCATAGCTTTGATATTGTTTTCTATGGCCGTATTGCGCTGCACAAACCCGTCCTGTACGGATTCCATGTAGTTCTTTGTGACTGCATCTTGGGGATTCACAGGGTCGGCTACGTTGATGATGCGTCTCCCTACTGCATTGAAGTTCTCTCCGTCTGGATACGTTGAGATACCATTTAAAATTGGATAGTCCTGTGCTTCTTCAATAAGGTGGAGTTGCTGTAAGTCCCCTAACGTCATCTGTGAGGCTTTAATAAAGGAACCGTCCGCCCACTCAATGATTCTGTTAGAAGGAGTTTGTCTGTATATTCGTATTAACGTGTCTTTTGCAGGAACTACTTTTAATTCGACCGCTCTATCAATTACAGAGTAATCGGAGGGATAGGAAAGTTCCGTCCCTCCTACGTTTACTTTGATATACTCTGGATTGATATAGTCGAAGTTGAAGTAGTATTTCTTAGTCGTTCCGTCGGCTGTAAAAGACACACTCGCTTTTAAATCCGGCACTATTACCACTTCCCTTTCATTTCAATTATTGGTTTGTCTTTATCCCGTTTCCTTTTCTGAGAATCTTTACGTTTCTTTTCGTTTTCTTCCACGTCGTTAGTTCCTGTAATAGCTTTCTGTAGAATCTGCACTGGATTACGTGTCGGAACACTAGTAGGCCGCTTCTGGAAATTCTCCGAAACGAAATCTCCCTGATGCATGTCCAGTACACCAGACAAAACGGCCTGTGTCCCTACGAATTTATCTATAGGGAATAAGGCAGTCATAGTCTTAGCGTCATCCTGATAGATTCTATTGTCCGTGATGAGATCATGAATAGAACCCCATGCGCTCCCGCCTACTCCAAAGAGTAAATCGTTTGCTGTCCCTACTGCGGGCAATTGGTCTACTCTTGCGCCGAGGGAATCGTCTGTACTTCTCCGGCTTACTGTTGTTCGGACTGTAGGGGCACCAGAGAACATTTCATAGGCATCATTAGCATAGGAAAGCCCCGCCGTCGTAGATGCTCGGGTGAATCCGGCACGGACGAAGTTAGCAGGAGTCAAAGTTTCGTCTAAATACTTTTGTCTTTCTTTTTCATCCTTGTACTTCCAGTTGGCATACACCTGTGTTCGTACTGCCCAAATAGCTCCCCCAGCGATAGCAGAAGACATAAAGATACCCCACTTCTCTTTATCGGGCTTTTCCAAGAATCTCCCCAAGTGAGAATCCAAAGCCATACGGGAAAAGTTCTTAAACTGGAAGAAGATAGGCCATGCCCCACGTTTCGCAAAGTAGTTATCGTTTCCAAGAGTCGGCTGAAGGATAGCCCGCTGTGCTGTCTGCTGCGTAAAAGCTCGTAAAGACAAATAGGTCTGATAGTCTTTATCTCTCATCCCTAATATAGCCTTCACAACAGCATTGGGGTCATTTTCATCCAAGTTTCCGAACCACTTACGGATAACAGACTGAAATTTGTCTACATCCCGAATCCCGGCTTCTTTCAGGTAATACGAGTCGAATAAGTGGGACTTCTTGCCTAACAGACACCAATCCATAACATCAGACATAACATCCATTTCCAGACCAGCAATACTGTTTTCCGTCATCTGCCCCAACTGGTTAATCGCAGAAGTAATATCAGCCGCATAGTCCGCCGCATCATTAGCAGCTCCTACAATCTTCGCCCGGACTCCGATACGATCCATTTTAGGAGTCGTTAAGTCCATGGGATTGAAAAAGTTATAGTGGCAATACTCGCTGGCAACAGCAAGCTTCTTCATCTGCTCATAAGACAAAGCGGTGTGCCTCAGTCCATACAGCCATTTGTGCAGACCGGGTAGCAGGTGTGTCATCGCACGAACCCCGACAACGCCGACACCTCCAGTGGCTTCACTAATCTGGTTTGTCCCCATGTTCATCCCATTAGCTGCATAGGATACCTTAGTAAGGAATCGGGCGAGGTCATTCATGGGGTCTTCGTACTGCATAGCTCCGTACCGATACCCGGTAAACTTAGACACAATGTAGTCATATTCATCCAACTGGTCTTTGATTTCTTTGCGGTTTATCAGCCTTTTATTCTCAGCAGCTACTCGCAGTTCCCGATATATAACATCCCGCTGTTTATTGAAATAGGCTCCCATATCTGTGACACCGTGCGAAGCCATGGTAATACGTGCGGCTGAACGGTTCGCTACATCATGCATGATACGTACAGCGTCCCACTCTCGCAGACAATCATCGTATGTCCAGACACCACCGCCGTTTGGCAGTTCTTTACTGTAGACGTGGGAGGTGTTCATGGGAAATCTTCTCTGGTATTCTTCCATTTTGCTCATACGATTTATGTCATACATTTCCGTTCGGGTAGCGGACAAATTACGGTCAAGCGTCCCCTTCGCACACTTATGAGCTTCCCGGCGGATGTAGTCGTCCAGTATTTCCGTAGCCAAGGCTTCTTCCTCTGCTTCGGAGACTTTCTTACCTTCTTTTAACCGTTTGTCTACATCCGCCTGCCGTTTTGCCAAGTCAGCTTTCCACCGCTTTTCCAAGGCCGAGCGGTCGGCAGCTTCCACGCAGTAGTCCGTAAGCCATTCCACGGCATCGTCCTGATTATCAAAGTGGAGCAGGAGTTCAGACACTTTGTCTATATCCGCACGACGGTAAAACCCCGTGTCTTCAATAGCCTCGTCGATAAGTCCTGCCTGTTTGTTCATGACGTTGAGGGTTTTACGGAACTCTTCAATAGCCTTAACGCCGTCTTGAATCTCTTTCGGGTACGAGTCAATACTCAGCCCCCGCATCTTCGCATCGTAGGCTTTCTGCAAGGATAGCCCGAACTTCCGTTTCGCTGTCTTCGGCATTCCTCCCACCTTCGCATAAAAGGAAGGATAGTTAACAGCCGCTTGCTTGATGAGCGTATTCAAATCACGGTACAGAATACTCTTGACGGTTTCCAAGGGAAGTTCCATACCTTCTGCCTTTCGCTCGGGATTTCCTCTGGCATCTGCTAATAATTTACGACCGAATGACCGTAAGTGATTAGACACAGAGTTTGTAAAGTGTCCGTAGGTATTTCCGAGGAACTTCGTGTCCTGCATCTTCTGCCCCAGATACTTTCCTATTTTACTCGCAAAGGAAATCTGTGTCTCTTCTCTGGTTTCTTTTTTACTCTTTACGCCAAACTCCGGCTCCTGTGCAAAAGCTTGCTTAGCTTCGTCAGAAACCCATGCGGGATTTTGCTTTTGCAGCTCTTCCGGGGATATGGACGCAGAGTATATAGTGGAGCCGGGGAGAGGTTCGGTCATCTCCATGTCTATGTCTTTCATGGAGGGGTCGAAGGTTTCTGGGTGCACGATGGCGTTGTGAATGGGAGATTCAGGTCGAATCCGAACCCCATTGGAGATAATCGTGCCATCGTCGGTGTAAGACACGCCTGTTTCCCGATACATGATTTTCTTCAAGGTTTCCTGCACTTCCCGGTTGCTCATCTTCTTGCCCGTATTCTTTTCAATCTGCAAGCGTAAGGTATTGGCCTTTGCAGAATCCGTCAGGGCTTCCATCGCATATTGAGACAAACTTACCTCAGGATTCTTATCTTTCAAGAGGGATTGTCGGAAGCCTTCCCATACGTCCGTAGAGAATGTCCGCTTGCGGTACTTTTCGGCAGCCTTCTTCACTTGTCTGGAAATATCGGGATTCTCACGGGTCACACGAAGCAGGTCAGTGAGTGAAGCGTCCTCCGGCAGCCCGACTCTTCGCAATAACTGATTTCCCTTTTTACCTACCAAGGATTCTACATCAGACACAGAGGTGAGCAGCCCCCTGATAGACATGTCCATTGCCTTCTGCACCTGCTTACTTCTTTTCAGCGATGAAGTGTCTGTTAGCCCGAGTAATTTAGAAAGCTCCTGTTCCACCTCCGTTCTTTTCCGCAATTCTACATGGGTACTCAGAGACACGGCATCCCCCATATCCATTGCATCCCGGACGGCCTGTGTCTGATTGGCATTCGCCTGTACCTCGAAGGATTTCATATTGGGGCCATTGGTATTGACTCCGGCGTTCTTCATTGTCCGAAGCATTCGTGTAGCAGCACCCCCGGCAGCCCCAAGGACACCGGCGACAGCATAGTTCGCTTCATGGATGCCATAGCGTTGAGACAAATAGGAGTCGGCCATATTAACCATCCCCTGTGCCAGCCCTGTCTCCGCTATCTGGTAAATTCGTTTTGTGCCAATATCCGCCAGCACCTTTGAGCCTAACCTTGCCCCGACTTTAGCTACCAACGCTTCCTGCCCTACAAAAGGTATCAAGTTGATAGGGTCTAAGAGCATACCGGCCAGACCACCCAGTACCGAATGAAGGCCGAACGAAGTCTGCTCGGCTCTCTTTTCCCGATCTAAATCTTCTTTCTTTGTCTGAAGGAACGCCTTGAATTGGGCGGCATTATCCGAGTTCAGCAGTACGGAATTTTTCGCTACTTGATTGTCTCCCAGCAGTTCATCCATGAGAGCCAAGTCTGCTTCCGAAGGAGACCACCCAGCATCCGACTTCAGACTGCGATTTCCGCTTTTTATCAGGGCAGTCCGTATGGCCGCTATGGTGCCGTTCTCGTACCACACGCTCTGAAAGGTGTCTCCCAGCTTGTCTCCGAAAGGCCGGTCGTCCCGGTTCACCTGATATACTTCTGGATTGATGATAATAGGGAAGGCTGCATTGGGCTGATAAACACCCCGGCTATGCTTCAGAGCCGCAGACAAACCACCAATACCCGGCAGAGGACTTCCCATGCGTGCCACAATATCATTGGCGTAAGCGAGCTGAGAAGGATATTCGTCACCGTTGTAATATTCCGGCGTATCAGGGATATACCCATTTGTCAAGGCAGCGTTCGCAGCACCTTCACCTCCATAGTGTTCTACAGCCATCAAGCGGAAATCTCCACCATATTTTTCATACATTCGTTCGCACTTTTCATGCATGACAGCATCCTGCACTTCAGGCGGGGCTTGCGCAGGGTCTATACCAACATAAGCAGGAGCTGCTATAGCGGCGTAGGCATTCCATGTATCCTGACTGAACTGGTAGCCACCGGCACATCCTGAACCAGAAACGTTATACACATCATAGCTCCCGCCGGACTCATTGCCCCTAATAGCTGCCATGAACTTAGCTATATCAATTTCTCTCTGTTCCGAGGGCATACTTCACCATCCTTTCTTATTATCTAAATCCTAGTGTCATTGAAGCTGTACCTGACGGGTCGTATTCGTACGCTTCTCCCTGTTCCCGTTCTGTAGAAGGACTGTCATAGGAATATGATTCAGAACGTTCTTCTCCTTCCGGCGGAGCATATGTCTGATTGTTACTTTGTCTCAGGTTTGCTCTGGCTTCTTCTACCAAATCCATGAGCGGATATGTCTGTGTGCCAGCAGAGGTGACGAAGGATATTAACGCCGTCCCATTGGCTTGTTGGTTATTATATGTAACTGTGACAACGGAAGGGTCTATTCCTTTGGAGGCGCAATAGTTATTAAACCGAGTACGAAGTACCCACTGGAATGCACTCCGGCACGTATCGGGGTCTGTCCCGCCAATACCACACAGTCTTGTTGCTGCTACAGGGATAGGACAGCCATTGAACGTATAATACTCGGAAGCAACTTTGAAACCCGCTTGTCTTATTGCTTCTGAAGGGGTAAATCCCATAGCACGATAGACACGGGAGTAGTTCACATAGGTTTCTCGTAACTGCGCAGAGTTAGGTTCTGTATAGGAAAACCCGTCATAACTGTTCCCGTCATCCAACATCGGTAGAGACATGGTAGAAATCCCGTCATTCACATAGGGTTCCATTTCATCATCTAGTGCTTTCAACCGGGAAGAATCGTTCAGCGTGTCCCGTACCTGCAAATACTTATCGACTCCGAAGTTTGCCAGACACATGACAGAAGCTTTCGTTGTCGAATCCGTGAGTACGTCGTTGAAGTACCCCGGAACTTTCGTATATAACGAGACCACTTCCTGAAGCATAGGAGACATATTGGGATTGTCTGGTGTCAAACTATTCAGCCCCATAGCCGCAAAGTTAGTAATCGTATCCGAAGAAATCTTCTTGAATGCCGGGTGATACACCAGACGCATAAACTTTGCGACATCTTCCGTATTGTCTGGATTGAGATTAGACAAGGCAGTATTCACAGCCGTCTGCATATCCGTTTCCGAATAATTCAATGCTTTGTAGTCCGCCGCAGATAATGCGATAGGATTCCCCATTGCATCTACTGTCTGACCGTTCATGATAGCCTCAATCTGTGCAGACAAATTCAAGCCTCCAACAATAGCCTTCTGCTGGGCTTTCTGGAAAGCGTAGTCCGTCGCACGCTTTTGTCTTTCTTCCGCTTCGATAGCAGACAAACGCCCGCCTATCATTCCGGAAGCGATTTCCCGGTCTTCTGCGTCCAGACCGTCCACATAGGCATACAGTGATTTTTTGTCTTTGCAGTTGGACATGCCGTCATAAATAGTCCGTTTCCGCTCCATCCAGTGTTTACTATTGGACTCATTGGCAATGTCTTTGAACTTCTCTATATCTATAAAATCCCCAATAACCGAATCGCCATAGACGGGAGTATCTTTCAGCTTTTCAAGAATCCTGTAATCCCCCGTGTTTTCGGCAATCGTTTTGACAAGGTTAGACAAAATCTGATAATTCTTCGTCGGGTCTCTTTCCTGTGTCGTAGTTAGTAAATTGCCTATCTGGTTCGTAAAATCCGTGATTTCCTCATCCGTCCATTTCCAGCGGTTCCGTGTGTTTTCCGAGACAAATGTGGAGATAGACTCTGCCCGATTGATAGACATTTGTTCCTCTTTTTCGGCTACAAACTTACTAGCTACCTTGCCGGTATTGACTACACGGGATTCATACAACCCTCTGTCCATAGCGTACCGATTGTTTATGGGTATCTGATCTAAATACTCCTGCACATTGTCATTAAAGAACTCATCATAACTTTTTATCTCTTCTTCCAGAGTACCCTTCAATCGCTCCTGAGAGGTATAGGCATCGTACCGCTTAAGAATCTCCGAAGAAATCTCCTGCCCTTTCAACTGGTCGATGAGAGCCAAGGCATAGGGGTTATCCTGCAATCCCCCGATACCAGCCTTATTCACCATAGCGATTCCATCCATTGTCAGCCGGGTTTCATGGTCTTCCCTGCCGTACAGGATAGGAATCACGGCATCGGCAATTTCCTTCTGTCTCTTATCGTAATCAGACGAGAACTGCCCAATAGCTTCGCTGAGGACACCCAAAGCCCCAGCTAACTGAGCACCTTTAGAAGTCTCCGAAGCCCGGATATTCCCTCCGAACTGCGGGACTAAGAGTTGTCTCTGATAGGTACTTTGAGGCTGCGGGGTAAACTGTCTGGCAGTCCCCACAGCGTTACTTGTTTGTGTCGTCGGCATACGTTACCACCGCACCCCCTTATAGTTGTAATTCCAAAAGTCAGACATAGTAGGATAGTCTATATAGTTAGGGTAGCCATCGAAGTGATACCTTCGGGGAGGGTTTGGTGTATACCCTATTCCCAGAATGGCATCCCTCGTAGCATTCTGATTTTCCACGCCGTTATACCACGACAACCCTGTAGCCGCTAAATTACCCACCAGTCCCCAGATAGAGGGCATTTCAGGAGCCTGTGCTCGAATACTGTCTATCATGTCCTGTGTCTGTAGCTTCACGGCTTCTTTGTTCAGATTGATTTCATCGGACTGCCGGGCATAGTTGTCTTTGATAGAGGTTTCCGTGCGGAGAACATCGGCATTGGCCGCTCTCTCCAAGGCTCTACCCGTTCGGGAGTCTCCCCCGGTTTCCTCGTTGACGGCTGCCCGGACGCTCGACAAAAGCCCCATAGAACCCTGCCGGACTTTCATCAGGTTATTCACCGCAGCATCGAAGGCATCTACCCGCTGCATTTCGTAATTCTGGAACGCATAGGCCATTCGCTTGACGGCTGCTCCAGCCTGTTCAGACAACGCCTCTGCCTGTCTTTTCGCATTTTCTCTCTGGTTCTGCCATCCGAACAGCGTAGAACCTAACGAGGTAACTCCCTGCGCAATCTGTAGTCCAGTCATGCCGCTCATAAATCCCATGTCTCACTCACACCTCCTTTGATTAGTAAGACCTGTAACGTGTCGTATAATTCGCTTCGTATCCACCACCGATGATAGACAAAGGTAGCGGTGTATCATTGATGACCTGTATCTTCGCTTCTGTATTTCGTTTTCGGATAGGTACTCTAAACGTCCCAGTCAACAAAGACCCTGAGCCTAGTTTATACTCTCCTATCTTCTTGTTTGTCAGAATGTATTGGTATTTATCGTTTACGCAAACCTTCATGTACCCTGTTTGGGAATAGTCGAAAAATACATTGCGTAAGACAAGCCGGTAAGAAGGAACGGCTGCCGTCGCCCCGGACTGGTCTCGTTGCTTTAGGAAGATAGTGGAAAGAGTAATGGAGAACGTATAGGGAATCCCCACGATAACTTTACTTCCTATCTTCGTCGTGTCATCTGCCCGGATTCTTACGACATTCTCGCCTATATCAGATTCGTACAACAATCCATCGGAAGTAAGGACACATACCTTACTAACATCTGCAAGGTCATATACTTTATCTATATATAATGATATATATTGTCCGGCTGCGTCGGTTTCACAGTTCTCTTCCGTGAGCGTCACTTCCGTCTTCCTGTCCAGCATCACCCGGTATGGCTCTGTTACGGAGAAGTCTTCGGTGTTGTAGCTGAGTGTCAGCTTTTCCAGATATACCGCTTTGGAACCGGGATACTGAATAGCCATATACATAGTAGAGCCAATGAAGTCTACGCCGAGGATTTCCCCGGCAAACGTCCACTTCGACCACGAACTCTGCGCCCTGTTGCCATTCATGTAGAGGTACTTATAGACATACATAGAGCAAGGGTCTTTCGTAGACAGCAGCACCAGTAATTTTTCATTAGAATTTCCGACCATGCGGTACACGTCATTCGGGATATAATACGGGACATGCGACGTTACTTCATCGGCATCTTTTACGTCCGTATAATACTGCATAATACTGCGCTACCCGGTACTCCTGTACATTCGCATAATCCGCCCGTTTAGAAACAAAGTATACAGAGTTACCCGCCCCGACTGGGGGAACATCTACGTCCGAAGTAAACTCTGTGATGTTCGTCAGCTTCGCATTCTTCGGGGATAACGTACCGTCAGAGTCTAAAGAGAACTGTGTCTGCCCTGAAAATATATACAGCGAGCCGGAGAACGGCACCGCATTGTAGAGGATAGACACTTTATTGTTTGGGGCGTTGGTGTCTATCGTATCATCATCCTGCACATCCACGACGCTCTGAAACCAGAAGTTGAATACGTCCGATGAGGAAGACAAAATGATATTCTCCCCGCTAAGGAAGCCCAGCCGGTTTCGGTAAAAGAACACATCGTTAATTGTAGCCCCGACGAATGAGGGAGCTTCGTTACTGTCTTCATCCCCTGTCTCCCTATCTGCCCATTCCAAAGGTTTACAGGAAAATGTTCCATCAGCTTCCCGTACCAGAGCATGAGGCATCGTCGTTGCCTTGATCGTGTTGTCTAGCCCGGGGCGCACTGTCTCTTTCCAGATATTTTCTTCCGTAGAAAAGGCCACGTAGTAATCGTCGTCTACATTGGTCTCCCCTCGAATCATAACCGTATAGTTATCAGGAGCAGACGCAGGGAGGTCTGTGAATGTATTGACATAAGACGTAATCCCAATAAGGGCGGAGTTATTGAAAGAGTCAGACGTGACTAACTTCGTGATTTCTTTTCCAGAGATACGAAGCCACGACGGCCCCTTTTCCACAGTAAACCCGTTCTTTTCCAACCCTTCTGCCAGTTTATCTCGAATATAATCCGTATTGATTTGGGACACATGGGACGCCGTGGAACCGTCGGGAGTCGTAAAGGAAGCGACTTCTTCACCGTTGATAGACACAGAATATTTTCTGCCGTACTGCCCTTGTTTCACGTTTATTAAAGCACCTTGCGTAGACAGGGTATCTTCCGTTTTTTCGCCCGACATCTCTACAACTTTTTTCTTATTCAAGATAAAGGTATAGTCAGCAACCGTCATGACTCGTAATTGGCTGAATGGATTTGTAATACCAGACAAATAGTCAGCATCTTCCATTTTCACTTCTATTTGTCTACCTTGTAAATCATATACCGTAATGACTTTTTTAGTTGTGTTGATAAAGACAATATACTGTTCCACCTCATCCCGGTTGATAATGTGAACATAGAATTTATCTCCATCTGTATTTGTGAATAGTTTGCCAATGGAAACCGTTGGTGGCCGTTTCTGTAATCCCCCTGCCTCCGTACTGAATCCGTTAAGCTGTTCTTCCAACTGTTCCGGGTGCCGCAGCATCGGTGGCTGTTGGGATACGCCTTCAATGAAGTTATTGATTCTCTGGGTGATATTACTCATCGGGTCATCACCTCGGTAACGCTGGTATTATTGAAGATGTTCGGCTTCTGTGTGTCCAGTTCATATGTCATTACATCGGCGTATGCTTTCTGTAATTCCGCTTGTAAGACACTCTCTATTTCACCGTCTCCCAGATACCGGGAAGCGAAAGCCAAGGAAGCCCGAATCGTCACATACTTTCGGAATACGTCCGGCATTTCCTCAAAGGGTATCAGACGCACGCCATTGCTTACCGTGATGGCTTCCGTGAATACGTCCGTATCATTAGACACATCAAAGAAATATCCCCCACGGTTTCGATACGTACTTCCTACCCGCAGCAGGGAATCATCCCAACGAATTTTCCCGGTATTTGCGTCTGGCGTAAAGGTAGCAGACGTGAAGGTATTAAAGTCCCATCCTTCCTGCTGTGTCTCCCGGCTTATGCCTTCCAGAAGCTTTCGGGCTATCGAGGCATCGACGTTGTTAGACACTTCTTCCAAAGAGAGAATCCCATCTTCTCCAATAGAGTACAGGATTTCATTCACCGCATCTAATTCAGTCAGCGGAGTAATTAACATAGGCCATTACCTCCTTTCCTATAAAGAATAAAAAGGGGACTCTCCCAAAAAAGAATCCCCTCTTCTTCTCATTCCTTACTATTATTCAGAAGCAGAAATCGTACCGATAGCCGAAGCTTCCGGGCGAAGACCGCCGTGACCCATCGAATACTTCGCAACTACATGCGTAGCCTGAAGTTCAATACGACGTGCCGTTTCCAACTGAAGGTCTTTCAGCTTAACCGTGCCTACTGCCGTGCGATGACCTGCGACAAATACTACTTTGTCTTTATAGGATGCCGGGAAATCGTGTGCCGTACCCGAAGTCAGGACATGCGTGCCATCTGCGCCACCAATCGTGAGGTGAGGTACTTCAATAATGTTAAAGCCAGCTAAACGAGTAATGTTGCCGTCTACGATCGTACCGACCGCACCGAAGTCACGGTTAATGGCCGTCCACGAATTGATAAGAGCGGCAATACCTTCCGGCTTCATGTAGACAAAACGGTCGTCTGCCGGTACATACTGATTGCTGAATTTGGCTTTCAGTTCCAACAGCATCTGAACAATCATCTTGCCTTCCGCTTCGGTAACGCCCATATCCGTAGCAGCCAACTGCTTTTCAATGATAATGCCCTTGCCGATACCCGTGATGTTTTCTTTCTGTTCCACAGCCAATTTCGCCAATTCAGCGATGATAGAGCCGTCCGCCGAGAGAGCCAAGGCTTCGCCCATCTGCTTTGCGTATTCCTGCCGTACGTCAAAGTGGGACATAGCTTCATAGATGTCCGTAATCAGCTGGTCGGATGTCAAGAGACCGTCGATACCGATAATCTTTTCGTTGTGCGGGATTGCTTCACGAACATCATCGAGGCTGTTACCCGGCTGCAAGTAATGCGCCGTCGCCCGACCAAATACCGGGAAGCTCGCCGATTTGCCGGAGTCGATAGTACGGACAATGTGATTTTCCATGCTCTTAGACGCTCGTTCAAATGCTGTGATAATTTCACCACTAAATACCTTTAAAAAGCCCTGTAAAGCATCAGCCTGTCCCTGATTCAAACCGGGCTGAGAAATAGTTACTGCCATAATATATTCATCCTTTCTTTTCGTTAATTAAAATAAGTTAGTAGATTTCATAACTTTACGTTCTATTTCATGCGTATATGCTTTGTCTTTTCCATACCGAGGGTCAGACATTGCTTTAATCATTTCTTTCTTAGAGGAAAATCCCGTGCCGTCACCGGAACCTGCGGAGCTGCCCTTGCCAGTAATGGTAGGATTTTGCGTTCCCTGCACAGCCTCCATATCCAAACGTACACCTGCAAGCATCGTCCTGATAGCCAAGAGGTTTCCGCTGTTAATCGTGTCATTCCACATCTTCTTATACTCATCCGACTGGGACGCTGCGAAGTTCTGGAGCTGAACGAATTTGTCTCGCCCACCCCCATACTCAATCACTCGATTAGCGACACGTTCGTTTTCGGCTTCCATGCCACGGATATAAGCATCGACAACACTCTTCGGATACCCTGCTTTTTCCAATGCCGCACGGGACTGTTCAGACAAATCACCTGTGTCTTCGTACTCTTTGGTAAGTACGTTCCAATCGATACCTTTGTTCGTGAGGTCGTTCTTCAGGTCATTGTTCGCCTGTTGCTGTGCGTCGATACGCTGCTGCAAGTTTCCGTCAGGGTCTTGCCCTGTAGGCTCTGGCTTATCCTCTGTGCCGTTACCTTCCTTGTCTCCGTCGTTCTCTACGCCTTCAGACAGCGTATTTTCAGATTTTGTCTCGATGGTGATGTTCGTATTGGAATCCACGATAACCTCACCCTGCCCGGACTGCTGTTCTCCGCCGCCCGTATCCTCTGCTGCGGGAATACCCTTTACATCTTCTTCTGCCATCTGTACCTTTCACTCTCCTTCTGTTATTGTTGTTGCTGCGGCTGAGACATGGCTTCTACGGCCATCTGCTGTCCCATCGCCATTTGTCTTTCTTCTTCGATTTGCTGCTGCGACTTCACCAAACCTTCCGTTTCCACTCCGGCTCCCGTAAACATGTTCAAGAGTAGGACGTTCCAGTTAATCATTTCTTGTGCGCCGGGAATCTGTGACACAACGTTCAGTACAGTAGCGTACTTTTCAAAATCGTGTCCCCTACCCAACGCCTCCAGACCTGTCGTAATCGTCGGCTCTACCGTCCCTTCGGGGAGGCTCGGTATTTCCCCCGTACTCTGCAACTGATTGAGTACCCGGCGGACAAGTGGCAACTGTAGCTCCTGAGACAGGATAGAATAGACACCGCCAAGTGTATCTTCCAGCTCCGAGGCTACGGTACGCACTTCCTCTGCCGTGACTCTCTCCGCATTGCGCTGTACGACGGAAGACAGCAGAAAGGCAAAAGACAGCCTATTCTCGATAGCGTCTGCCGTAGCTTTTACCGTATTGAAGTCGTAGTATTTGTCTAATTGCAGTACGCCAATGTCATCTAATCTGCCCGGTATGAAATCCCCACTCGTCGCATTCTCTAATTTTTTAGGTCTCGTCACTCCATTGGGGTTTACGAGGTAGTAGATGTTGGCTGCAATAGCCGCATACTTGAAAATCGCTTTAGACAAATTTTCCAGCGAGTTGAGGTCGCCGAGGTATTCTTCGCAGAACGAACGCCCATACGATTCTCCGTCCATCTTCACCATACGGATAGGAATGTACGGGGTCTTTAGTACGGGGTATGTCTGCTCGCTTCCTTTGATAACTTCCCCTTCAACCTCTTGATAAGACAAAAAGTTCTCGCCACTCCGGCACACGTGTGTGTATATCTCAATCAGGTCTTCCGGCTTCTTCTCGGATTTGATGAGATTCTGCACGGCTTCGCCCAGCGTAGCGTAGGCCACTTTGTCTAACGTCACGAGTTGAATCACGTTTCCCAAGCCGTCCCGCTGAATGACATAATCCATCAGTTTGTACAGCTTGATACCCCCTTCGGCAGGAGGCAAAAATAAAAGAGCATTGCCAGCGACAATCCCCTGTTTAATGCCCTCTAATACCGTGACTCGTATTTGATTAGATTCGATGTACTTCATGCACCGATTTTCAATCTGCATCAGCGCCTGTTCTACTTGCGCCTTTGTGTCTTCCTTCCCCTGCTGCATATACTCCGCCAGCACTTCATCCGACATACCCATCCTAAAGAACGCAGAGTTCGGAGGCATCAAGGCAAGGATAAGTTTAGCCGCTAAGTTATTTACCCCTCTGGCTCCCACGGATTGATACGGTGTCTCGTAGTTCGTAGACTTGTCATCGTTCTCCTGCGGGAACAGTGAGGGAATCGTAACCTTAGCGCAGTCCACCGCACGGTCAATATACGGCTGCCGGTCATTCTTCAGGCGTTCATACGTCTTCTTCGCACCTTGTTCTTGTAGCTCCTGAATCGTAATATCCATCGCGTATTAGATATTTAAGCCCGAATAGCTTCCACCACCAGAGCCGTTGTTTGCTCCGTTGTTCCGCTGAATCAGCAGGCCGGACTTACCTCTCTTCTTTTTCTTTGTCGTTGTGTTGTCCGTACCTAATGCCGGGGCTTCTGGTGTCTGCGCTGCGGTGCTCGCCTGAATTTCAACGCCGGACACATCAGGAGCCTGTACGGCCACGGTGCTACTTTTCCCTCCCCCTAACAGGCTTCCTACCACCTTAAAGGGAGCGGAGACAACTTTTTTGATTGCATGTACAATTCCGCCGATATGCCATCACTCTTCCTTTCATGTATTCTTTCTCCATAACGGGGGACAATTTAGTCGTCCGAGACGGCCTGAGCCAAGTAATTGACTACATCCGTGACACCTTTCATGTACCCATAAAAGACATCACTGTTTTCCTGTGCTCTGCTGAGAAAATACTCCGGCGTAAAGGTATCCCGAAGATTCTCTACCAGCCGTTCCGAAACCAGTAAGGATAATTCTTCTCGTCTATCCATCATTCCTAACAATCCCTCCTAAGACAAACAAAAGAAGGGTACTCAAAGGAATACCCTCCTACTTTCCGATAACTATTATTTGAACCAAGTGCCGTGCCAGTCAATACCAGATCGCAATCATTCGCAGCGCACATATCTTTAAGAAACTGCGCCGCCACTCTGCCAAATCCATGGAAGGTGTCATCCATAGCTAATACAAACAATTCTTCTACGATGTCTGCCCTGCACCACCATAAAGCGTCTCGCTGAATCGTGAATGCTACTGCACCTATGAGTTTGTCTTCATGGTAGAAATATGCTATCTGTCCATGATGATTTAACGTCGAGATAGACATAAAGATTCTGTCTTTATCCCGGAGCACAGCGTAGAATGGGTGGTGCTGATAGCATTCCCAGAATTTTTCATACACCCGATAGGTTTCTTCGGGATTCTCACTGCCATACCTTACTCGGAAGGTGGTTCCCAGAGCCGTATACTGCCGGTCTTCCAATCGTAATCCCCCTTTCGGTGCAGGATATAGGCAAGGCGGGCGTTCTTCAAGGCTTCTTGCTCATCGCCCCGATATGCCTTTAGGACGGTCGCCCAAGAATACCCGTACTCTTCCAAAAGTCTCTCCGCTTTCACAGGGCCAAATCCAGCGGCTCCCTTGTAGTTGTCCGTCGTGTCTCCGATAATCGTCTGGTACAGATGCCACCGAACAGCATCTTCTTCCGACGTTTCATAATATTTGTCTCTCATGAAATCGTAGAATTTGCCGGGGATAGCACGGAAATCTTTATCGCCGGAGACCAATACATAGTCACCCTCCACGTCCTGTGTGAGCAGCCCGGCGCAGTCATCAGCTTCCAGATGAGGCTCCAGATAGCAGACATAGGTGTCTTTAATGTACTCCCGCATTCGATTGAAGCAGACGGGTCTCCGGGCTTCTTTTCGATTCCCCTTGTATTCCGGCCACACTTCGGCGTTGCGGAAATTCTCATGGTCTTTATCAGTGAGACACATGAAGATTTTGTACTCCCCATCTTCTGCCTTGTAATGATTCAAGACCTTTTCGGACAGCTCCAAGACAAAGTTGTCGAGGTATACTTTGGCCTCATTGAAATCACAGTGCAGCGTCCAGATGTCGTTGCCCCAATGCTCCGGCTTTTCGCATGCCAGCAGGGAGACAAAAAGAAGCATGTCTGCGTCAAAAATAATGTTCATCATTGCAGCATTACTCCATAGACACTACATCGAACTCAGCATTATCTCCGAGGTCTCTGTCGTTAAGGTATGCGCCGGGGTCGTTTTCAAACGCTACAAGAGCTTCCTGCTCCGTGTCAGCTTCTACATTGACGGTCAGATTACCGGAAAAATGTACGTAAAGTTTGTAGGTGTTCATCTTACTGATTCAACTCCTTTGCGTATTCACTAAGTTTCTGGTAGCGTTCTAGGATTTCATCTTTATACTTTTCGGCTTCTTCTTTTGTCTTAAAGCAGTTCCCCAACGCAACAGCTATCTTGTCATACAAATTATCTGGAAAATGCCAAGTGTGATTAACAAATCCGTTACTACTCATGACATAATAAAAACATTCAGCTTCTTTCGGTTCCCACTTCGGCAACATTCCCAACTTTTTGGCCAGTCGTTCAAAGGCCAGCTCCAATCCTTTGTTGATGTCAAACTTATCATCAGGGTGGCACTTCGCTTCGGCTCCCAAATGTTTAGAGGGAATTTCTGCAAATACTTTACCGCTATTCGTAATGGACACCAACAATGAATCGTAGGGTATACCATACTCTTTCGATATACTTTTAATTTTATCTTGTACATAGGACGACGCAGCGTATCGCCGAATCTGCGCATCAGACACTTTATCTGTCTTTACAATCTCCAAATCGGCAATATCATACAAGGCTCCGCAATCATAATAATTCTGTGCAAATCGTTTCTCGCCGTATGGTGCTTGCCGGTCATCTACTGTAATGACACCTAACTCTCTATCAATATGAGTAATAACTCCCGTTACGACCGTGTCCGTATCGACAACTTTCATTCCCATTTTAGCTTCTTCCATTTTCATAATGTATCCTACTTCCTCCTTTTCTCCTAATGACATTCCGCCCAGTTATGCCCGATAATCCCTTCGGTATCTAACTGGCACTGAAAGTGATAATATTCCTGCGTATCTCTCATGGCTGCCTGTGCTTCCCGCACGACAATCTCGGCTATCTCATGCGTTCGGCAAGCTACCTGCATTTCATCGTGAACCCACGCCATAATCCTGAAGTCCTTCCCATGGTCAAGGCCTAAAGACAAAAGACGTTCCTCTGTTCGGACAATCCAATGTTTACAGATGATTGCCCCTGCCGACTGCAAGAGAAGGTTCAAGGCCGAGTGGATAGACCGGGTATACAGCAAACGGCCATCAAGACCTTTTAGATACCGTGTCTTCCATTTCCTCTGTCTCAAACCTACATCGTATTCTGATAAGAGATTCTTTACATAACTCTGTAACTGCTTAATAGCCGGAGTGGCTTTCAAGAACTTCTTCCGTAGTTCTGCACCATGCTCCGCCGTGCCTCCGACAATCTGCCCAATCTTAGCGTCCCCAGCCCCGTAAAGAAACCCATATATGAACGTCTTCGCCATGTTTCGTTCCGGGAGTCCTGCTGCCAACTGGTTCTTCGTGTGTATATCCCCATTGACACACTCATGAGCATACTCGCCGTTATCGAACGGATACAAGTAGTGGGAGAGACACCGCAGTTCCAAACCACAAGCGTCTATACCGGCTTGCCACCATCCTTCGGGGACAGTGAACAGCTCCCGGCACTCTTTCCCATACTCGGAGCCGACATGAGGGACTTGCGCTACGTTCGGTTTCGAGTGCGTCGCCCGTCCCGTAATGGCTCCATTGGGATTCACATGTCCGTGGATACAGCCGTCTTCCTCTACCAGTTTTAACCAGCCGTTCTTACCATCAGCCAGTTGCCCCAGCCGTTTAGACAGCATGAAATTTGTCTGGAACAGTTCGGCCAGCTTGCGGACTTCGGGACTCGCCTTGTCGTCCTGCGCCACCAGTTTGAAAGTCTCTTCATTTAGCTGGAGCTTACCGTCGGCGTTGCACATGTCCGGGTTATCGAAAGGATAACCATAATGCTCCTGCATAATCCAGAGCACCTGCTGCCGACTGTTAGGGTTAAACTCTTTGTACCGCTGAATAGGCACCCCTGCCTTATATCCCTTTGTCTTATTATCCCGTTTGGGAATAAAGACTTCGCCGGGAATCGGAGGGACAAGTTCCTTCAGCTCTTCCATTATGGAGTTCTGCCGGTCTTGCAGCGTAGACAAAAGAGCAACGGCCTTCTCCCGATCGAAAGGAAAACCGTTGCTCTCCATCTTTACCATTAACCATTGTGCTTTATGCTCCAATTCCAACGCCTCTGCCGTCGTCTGCTTTCCGAGACACTTCTTATACAACGCTTCCGTAACGACTACGTCCTGCTCGTTGTAATCCAGCATTTCTTCATTGAATACTGCCCACACATCGTCGGCCTCGTAGTCGGTCGCATACGTACCTTTCAGCACACCTAATCGGTACCCATATGCTTTCAAGGAATGTGAACCGTATAAGTGAGTAGGTAAGACATGCAGCCGAGTCAGCTTGTTGTCGATGTAGTTTATCTCCGAGAAGACCAGACGGGCATAGACCAGCGTGTCTATTACCTTGTCTTTCCTGACCTTAAACCACGGATATATCTTCTGTATCGCTGGAATATCAAAGGAAATGATATTGTGACCGCAGATTGTCTCGCCGGGTGTCATGAGCTTCCTCACGCCTTCCTCCACCTCTTCCGGGCGATACCGATACATGCGGCCGTCTTGCGTATCCTCGATGCACATGCAATGGATTGTCGTCATATCCTTCAGCAATCCGTCTGTCTCAATATCGAAAATCAGCATATTGCATACTCCCCTATCTTTTTCTATTCGAGTTTCTGTTTCAATTCGTCAATCTCATTTTCTGTCTGACTGGCTTTCGCTTCCAATGCTGCCAGCAACTTTTCTTTCAGCGCAATCTTCTTTTCGATCGCAGCTACCCATTTGTTATGCGCTGCATCAGACAAATCAAGCGGCTTATCTCTGAGCCATTCCCAAAAGGTAATCATGCTGGTCATCCTCCTTTCCCATTTCTACTCTTTCTCCATAACGGGGGACAAATAGACTCGGTGCAGTGCTTCCTTTTGTCTGGCCGCACTGAAACTGTCGATGCGTTTTAAGTACCCAATGACACGGGTGGCATATCCTACATCATGAGAACCGCACTTGACGCAATGGTCTTCTGTGTTGACGTTGATATACCCGCAGTCATCACAAACCGTCATGAGGCAGTTGAACGTCCAGTAGTTCACGCCCTTCCGCCCAGCAATACAAATCAGGGCATAGGCCTGTTCCTTCGTCAAAAGCTGGGCCAAGTTAAGGTGACAGGCAGCCCCGCCGTCCAGATACTTTGTCGTGTCTTCCCCATGCAGGGAGAGCTTGTCAAGGATGTTATAGGAATCATCTTCGACCGGGAAGAAGTACGAGTTATAGCAGTCACGAGGAACTTCTAATCCATCTTCCCTGTCCCATTTCGCATTCTTGACTCCCAAGTTCTCCGCAGGGACGAACTCCGTATTGAACTTCACACCACCGTACTTTTGTCTGGCTTCCTTATTCTTTTCATAAATCTGTTGCAAGGTGGCCCGGTAGTATGACTGCGACGGATACCCGTAAAGGTACTCTGAAGCCTCCAGCATACCGTTAATGCCGATAGTGAGGAACTGCTTATCGATGTTAATAAATCCTGCCGAGTACGCCGGGAGCAGCCCGTTGTACAGGTAGTCTTCGATGACTGCCCGATGAGCGAGAAGGTATTTCTGCACACGTTCCACTACGTCTCCCAGTGAAATCCGTTGCTGTTCCAGCCGGTTCATGTTGATCGTGATGACCTGCACGGAGCCTGTAGACACACCCCCCGCACCGAGGGTATAGCTAAACGTATTATCAGCAAGTTCATTACGAAGCCTACAGCAAGAAGCCAGCGAGTCTACGCTCTTCGATTCATAGACAAAGAAGCTGAGTCCTTTTTCCATTTCTTCGCAAATCCCTTTGGCGAACTCGTCGTCCGCCGGGAATCCTTCTTCGATCAAGAGCAGGGAAGCCGTCAGGACAGGATAGGTAAGTAATTCTCTTTCCCTTTCCTTCCGAAACCATTCCATGAAAAACATCTGCAACTCCCGAAACGAGCCCTCGTACTGTGTCTGGCTGCCATCAGGAAAACGGAACTCTCCAAACAGGTGGTCAAAGTAATGCTTGTCCAATACGGAAATGTTCCAGAACACCGACTGGTTCCCTCTAGCACTGGCGGGCTGATTCAGGGCGTACACAACGCCTTGCAGCTCCTGTCCCACTTCTTTTGCATGTGTCTGTACGTAGTCTTTCCCCCACGACTTTCTCGCAAAGTAATCGAAATACAATAGAAATTCCACTGTTGCTACAGCTCCGGCGAATCCCGAGGCTATCTGGTAGACCAGATTTACAAACGAACCGCAGAAACTATGAATATTTCTGGGAGCTTTACTCGTACCCCCAAGCGGTTTCGTGCCATGCAAAAGGAAGGGGAACAGGGTGATAGAAGCACAGTACGGGCGCAGGGACGTTTCGTCGTGAATGTAAATCAAATGACTTTCGATGTCCTCAATGTACTGGTCGGCCAGTCCTTTGTCTTCCGGGAACTTCTCCCTGATTTTCCGTTTAACCAATTCTCGGTTTACCTGAATGGTTTCCGGCTTATACAACTCAGCTTCCAAAATGCCGATGTTCTTTGTGTCTACGTTGGCGTTGCTATCTACCAAGGAACCATCAGCACTGTTGGCCGCATGAGCGTAGTGTTTGATATAGTCGATTTTTCCCCGCACCTGCTCCGGGGTTAAGTTTAAAATACTATTCTTTTCCAGCTTTCCGCAGACTCCTTTCGATAAATTCTACAAGCTGCTGCTCATAGATAGCTCCCGAAATCTCGTCGATAAACGGGGCTTGACCGGGCTTCGCCGAGACACACCCGACGATAGGAAATACCTTGCCGTCCTCGACTTCCGGCAGTGTATCCTTACCAAGACACGTTGCATAGAAGTCTACGCCGGGGTATTTCTTCACCATCTTCGGCCACGCTTTCAGGACTTCATCACAAAATGGGCAGCCTTGAATCACTGTCAAATGAATTAACATAAGGTATCAACCTCTTTTCCGTTTCTGAAATTTGTCTGTCTGTACTTCAAGGAATATCTGATTCGTTCCGGGCGTCGCAAGCCCTCCCTTCGAGTCGTCGTACCGACCCACCTTAATCCATCGGCAATACTGGGCAGCCTCCTGCAAGTCGTCCGCCGTCCAGTCTCCTAAGTAGATACCAATAGGTTTCCCGAACTGAGACACAGGTTTTACAACCTCCTGCATAAACTGGGTAAAATCCATGCCGTTCCGATTTCCACCCATGAAAAGGACAGCCGTAATCTCGCTGGCGTAGTGCTGTACCTGCTCGATAATCCACGCCGGAGTGCGGTAAGTAGTCAGTACATTCGTGTCCCAAAGGTGCTGTGAATGGCACCCCCGGCAATGACAGGAACAATTCCCTAAATTAAAGTACAGCGTGATTTCTCCCGGCAGCTCCTGCAAGGTAATTCCTCGTTCCTGTACCGGGACTTTAAAACTCTGCTTCGGCTTCTCCATGATTCTTCTTCATCCCTTCTGATTTTTCTAGTCTATCCGTCTGCTTGTTATATTCCAGATACCCGGCGATTCCTGTCTCGCCGGAGAACCTATTTTTCAATATGCGAATCTTGATGGTGTTTCGCATGTCTTCATCAGTATCTTGCTGGTTCCGTTCCAGCCCCAAGACAATATCGGAGAGCTGGGCGATAGCATGGGAACCTCTCAACTGATTCAAAGACGTAATGCCTCCCTCTTCGTAGGCCTTCTGTGATTTATCTGGTCTGCTCAAATGAGAGATGACGATCATGCCAACCCCTGTTTCTTCCACAATGCTCCGCATCTGCGTCATGAGGTAATCAATGAGCTTCCGCTCGTTATCCCCTTCGAGGCCGGAGATAGCAATAGACACATGGTCAAGTACGATAAAGTCGCATTCCTCCGCCACGGCTAAATACCGTATCTGGTTCAGTAAGTTGTCTCCCTCAATGGAACCGAAGTGGTTATACAAGACAAATCTACCTGTCCCCAACGTTTCCTCAAAAGCTTTGCGGTAGTCTGCCTCCGATATAGCGTGTCTCTGTAGGTGCAGCCGTTTCCCCGTATGGATAGACATAATGCCCAAGGCCGTCCGCCGGATGTTTTCTTCTAGCATCATGCAGCCTATCTTCAGGTGTTGATGGATACCTAAGTCATAGATAAGCTGTCGGACAAAGGTAGTCTTCCCTACGCCGGTTCCTGCCGTCACGACCAGAAGTTCCCCTTTGCGCAATCCCATGGTCATATCATTCAACGGCAAGTCCCACGGGTAGGGGTAGCCTTCCGTATCTTCTTCCTTTTCAATGATGTCCCACAGCTCGTCGCCGTTGACAATGCCGTCCGGCCTGTAGGGTTTGGCATTCCAGATGGCATTGATGACGGCTTGACCTTTATTCGCCAGTAAGCACTCGTTCGGGTCTTTCATAGGCAAGTTCGCTACCTTGATACCCTTCAAAAGGCCGGCGCACTCTTTAACTGCTCGTCTCCCCGGCTCGTCCATATCGAACATCAGGATGATTTCATCAAACTGCTGCAACCATTCAATGTTATGGGAAATCACCTTTTTAGCCGCCGTCACTCCACAGGGTATAGACACCACGGGATACTTATTCCCTTGTAGTTGGGAAACCGTCAGGCAGTCTATCTCGCCTTCCGTGATGACTAACTTTCCCCGGCCGGAGAACAACTCCTGACCGAAGAACCGTTTGGAAATCTTGCCCAGTGTCTCAAAGGTCTTGTCCGGGTATCGTACCTTTTGACCGATAAGTTCGCCGGTGTCGTCGTAGTAACAGGCGACCTGCACCGCTTTACCATTGTGTCTGCCTACATAATAATGATAGCGTTCACACGTACTCGTCATAATCCCCCGGCGTTTGAGCGGGGAGATAGACAAAGTAGCTGCATCTATCAGCTTTCCCTCTGCTGCCGTTGTTCGAGAGGGGTGATGGGTAGCCTCGCAGGAAAAGCAGTACGTATGGCCGTCGCTGTACACCGTCAGGGCATCAGACGAACCACAGTCCGGGCAGGGCTGATGCGTCTTGACAGCTACGTTAGTTTCCTCAGTCATCTTCTTCTACAAACCTTTCGAGTCCGGGGTACGCCTCTTTCGTAAGGCTGTCGACCACGTCTCCGAGATTTAACTTTTGAATGCGTGTCATGCTCTTCTCATCTTCAGCGTCCACGAGAATATGGATGCCGAGTTCGTTATAAGGAAGGCCGTACCCTGCCACTGCTTCCAGAGGACGCATGGAGTGTACGTCGCCGTCCCTTGTCACAATAAGATGATAGGGAGACGTGAAGTCGCCCTTCTTACGCAAGTCTGAAAGCAGCTCAGGGATAGTCTTACCTCCCATGTTCTGGAAGTAGACACGATAGAAATATGTCTCTTCTCTATCCCTAAACTTAATAATCTCTCTCTCACTTTCCTTTCTTGTATAGTATGTCTTTTGGTAATGCTTTACCTTTCTCATGAAACCATTTGTCGGGTATGGATGTCCCGATATGGTAGGGAAATCCGTGTTCTTTGCACCATGTACTACACTTTTTCCCTAAGCTGTGCAGCATAGCGTCGGTGCGGAAGACAAACCGAATGTCCAGCTCCGGGTACTGCTTCTTAATTCGTATCATCTTGCCTCGTGCCTTAGCGTCCAGCGAGGGCTTCAGCTTAGAGCCTTCGCCGTCCTTCGCCTCTACGAGAATGCCGTTCGGCAAGACAAAATCCGGGGTGTAAGTATGCTCCTGCACATACTTCAGGGCATACTCTTCATATGCGAAAGAAACGCCTCTGGCCTTTAAGTCAGCCAAAAGCGTTTCTTCGTACCCGCTACGGGTCGTCGTCCGTTTCCGCTTGTGATAACCTCCTGTAATTCTCAGAAGTCTACCTCATCATCATTCGTCGTATTGGACTCGGCTTCTTCGTCTGCCTCACCCCGCTGTTTGAAGTCAAATTCATCCGAACCGTCTGTAGAATACTTCACAAGATTGACAACCATCATGGAGTTTAAGTACAGACGGACACCCCATTTCTTCTGTCCTTCATAGAAATACTTCGCATTACAGGCAACTTCCACATCAGAGCCATTGCCAATCAGCACGTCTTCCGGAATAAGCTCGCCGTATTCGTTGTATACCGGGATATGCTTTGGCACCTGCTGTCCCGTCGCTTTGTCTACGTAGTAATGTTTGGTACGCACCTTCACTGTGTCAGTACCATTGTTGTCTTTGATAGGCAAGGTAATTTCGCCGACAAACTTCTTATCCGGGAAGACTTCCTCTTTAATCTTCTGCGTGAAGTAGTCCTTCATCTTCTGGAGGTTTTCCGGCGGCATTTCTACCTGTACCGAAAATCCTACAGGATTGCCCTGCCATTCCTCCGGCGTTCTCACTTTCGCCCAATATGCTTTGCCTTTAATTTTCATCGTCTTTCACTTCTCCTTTTTCTTTTTTGTTGTTAGTAGTGGAGCCGAACCCGCCTGTGCGTTCTCCGGCCTCATCGAGCGGGTCTACTCTTTCTCCATAACGGGGGACAATTAGCTCGTAAGACACCTTCGGAACCAAGACCATCTGGGCTAAAGCCGTACCTTTGTCGACCCTCAGCGTCGTCCGAGACAAATTGGTGAGGATAAGGCACACTTCCTCTTTGTAGTCCGTATCTATCAGGCCGGGGCTGTTCGGGATAATGAACGGTGTCTTCAGGCCGGTAGAAGACCGGGGGTAGATATGGACGCAGTAGCCTTCCGGGATGTCCAGACGGAACCCCAGCGGAACCAGCGTGCCATGGCCAATCATATGGAACGGCGGTATCTCTACGTCTTCCGGGCAGACCAAATCGGCACCGGCGGAACCCTTCGTCTTGATTTTGGGAAACTCCGCACCCTCACGGATAAGCTCAATGCCTACCTGCGGGAACACTTTTCGTACTCTCTTATTCATACGGTTATTTCCTTCCCTTCCTCCGCTTCTTTCAGCCATTGTTCGTACCGCTGGATTTTCGCCAGCTCTTTGTCTAAGTCCTCGCCAATTTTATTGCCAAGTCGCAGTCGGTACTTCAGAATGCAGCCTTTCAAAAAGCCTTTAAATTCTTCGGGAGTGAACAGCTTCTCCATGACCTTGATAGGTTCCAAGACACAGTTGCGGTAGTGAGTGTCGTAGTAGTTTTCTTCCTGTTGGGTCTCTCCACAAACAGGCTCGTCCACACGCTGTAAGTTACAAGACGCTGCCCACCAAAAACGGTGAGTATCTAAAAAAGAACCAGATGCAAAACGAGGGGCGATGCCTGTTATTCTAGCATCTCCCTGTTTCGGTCTCCAGCCCAAGTTTTCATCTAAGGACAGGGCCATGAGGACGGACGTACCGCAATGTCCTACAACAATACCCTCACAATCAATAATACCCTTCCTTCGTACTCTCGAGCCTAATGGAAATAATGCTTCAACATCTGCCATACAAAATCTCTCCTTTCTACTCTTTCTTCTCCATAACGGGGGACAATTACTCTGTCATAGCCTGTTCCAGTACATACAATCCTATCGCAGGATGTGTGCAGTTCCTAAGACATTGCCTTTTATTCCGCAAAGATACATTGGTCAAATCAATGCCGTGTATCCTTTGCAAATCCGGGATTTGAGCAGACCTCAGCTTCTCCGTAGGGAATTCTTTCGGGTTGATCTCAAAATTACTCCAAAAGAAATGCCTTTGAAGCTTCACTGTCGGCTGTATCAAAGGCCGGTAATAAGGTATGACATTCTCTACTACCCACTTTAAGCCTTCGGGAGCGTAGCTCTGTAAAAAGACAATTTCCTGCCACAGCCTAAAATCTGGATATACAGCCTTAGTTCCCCGAAAGCGAACACAAATGTTTTTACGGAAACTGCTGTGCGTCTGACAAGGTGGGGAAGACCAAATGAAATCGTAGTCTTTATAGTGTTCTTCCAGATATGCGTGAGCATCTCCGACAATCACCGTATCTTCCGGGTACAGCTTTTGATATACCGCAGCTATTTCCGGGTCATATTCTACTGCCGTAATTTCATGGTGTGTGTGTGTGTGTGCTGTCCATAGTCTGCGGTTTCCTCCCAGACCAGCATATAAATTTAAAATTCTCATACCTTCCTCCATTTCTTTATGGCAGGATTCCTAAGGATTACTTACTACTACTACTTACCTTACTTAGATTCTTTACCATCCATGGTAATCCTTAGGTATTCCTCTGCCTTCCTCCATAACGGGGGACAATTACAAAACTATTACTTGACAAATTCAGAATAGGGTAAATAGTAAGTGAGTTATATAAGTTATGCATAGTAACTGAGGAAGACATATGGATTATGCATACCTTTGTCTTTCTTCCCATGTGTCTTCCTCCAGCCGCACTCTAAGGCCTATTCGTTATCGTACCCGTACGCTTCCATGTCGTACTTGACTTCCGCTACACCTTCCAGTGTCCAACGTAATGTCATGCCGGTGTAACCGTTCTTGCTCCATACCTTCGGCACGATGTACCCAGCACGTACCTTTTCGACACAGGCCATCCACGGGGTCGGGTTCGACTGCCCACGATACCGGGGTTCGAAAGGCTTCGCCCAGCACCATTTCGTATCGACTAAGAACTGACGGAACTTCGCTCTGTCTTTGATACCTAACATGTCGGCCATCTGCATGAAGGTCACGCTGCCTCCTGCTTCGATGTAGTCTGTCGCCATGGTAGCCTTCGGGGCGAGTTCCTGTACTCTGGCTTCGGCGAGTTGTCGGCCTTCTTCAGCGTCCGCCCACGCCCGGGCAGCTTCTACGGGATTCGTGAAGTCCGGCAGTTTAGCGTATACACCCTGCTTTTCCTGCTCTACTTCCCGGAGTTTCTTTTCACATTCGATGAAATACTTCCGGGCTTGACGGCCTTTCTCGCTCCGCTGGATCATGCAGATTTCTTTCGCCATGTCGAGGGTCAGAGCGTATTCCTTACGGGGTCTGCCACCAGCTTCAGAGGTTTTACTCAAATTTGAGTAAAAGGTATTGTAATCAATCCCTTCTTCAAATCCGTAGTTAATCATCCGAATAATCCAATCGTTGAACCTTGCACTAACTTCTAAGAAATCATGAAGCATACGGCCATCTACCAATACCGTTCCCTTCTTGTTTTCATAGTTCACCATGTTTGCTAATGCTCTGTTGTCTACTACTGCTGCTACTGTTGTCATCATTCTAATCATTCTCCTTTTTCGTTTTCTTCTGATAAATTTTCGTAAGAGGACAAAATCGTTCTCTTCTATAACCCGGGACAATTACCTAGTGAAAGACAAATTTGCTAGATATAATACTATTTATATCCAAATTACCTTTAGGAGGCAGCGGCGGGTCGTCTATTTCCCTGCCCAGCATATCCTCGGCGTGTTCCTTGAACTCCATTAAGGGGTCGTGCTCCGTGTAGAGCTTCACTAACTGCTCCCGGATAATCCGCCTCATGTGTCCGGCCTCGCCCAAGGACGTGCCGAACGAATCATGAACCGTCGTGAAGTTCTGTATCAGCCCATCGGAGCTATTGACTACCATCATGAGGTGGGTAGCGTCTAGGGAGTGGATAAAGTTAGGAGCTACGCCAGACACCTGTTTACGTCTGTCTATTTCCTCACCTTCCTTAACCTCCGTTACGTATACCCTGTACCGGATAGACGCACCGCCGAACCGCAGCCGGAAGCAGGTCGTACCTAACTCCAAATACATCTGCTGTATCGGCAGTCCCAAAGGCGTTACCCACTCGACGGGGTATCCTTCCTTCGCCAGCATCCCGGCAACAGCCTTCAGGTACTCCATGCCGGTCGTCGCTGCCTTTACGGTCGTCTTGACGGCCTTCCATATCTTTGTTGCTAGATACTGAGCTGCGCTCATGGCTCCTATGGCTTTGAAGTGAGGATTCCCGTCGGTCGTGTCCTCAAAAATCTGATTCCCGAACCCGTACTGCCCGGAGCCGTAAGCTAGGGTCATGACAGGCCGTTTGCAGACTTTACGGGTAATACCGTAGGACAACCACGCTTCGGCTAGGGCTTTAGTCCCCGGCGCAGGTTTGCCATTCTTGCCTACCTTACCTATCAGCGTGCCTTCCTGCCTGTCCTGCTCCACCATTTTTAAAACTTTTTGTGCTACCTCGTTGTAAATATCAGCCGGTTTGTCGTGGTCTATGAGATTGACGGACGAACCGCCGACGGGGTCTCGTAAAAGACACGAGTAATGTTGAAGACCGCTACAGGTTCCATCGTACGCTATAAAGCACCGACAAGTGTAACCTACGATATTCCCGTGGTCGTGTACCCATTCCAGAGCCGCTCCCCATTCCCGGCACCACGCTAGGAACTGAAAGGGCTTGTCCTGCTCCTGCCACCATGTAAAGCCTAGAGGGTCATAGGCACTGGCTAGAATATTATCTTCATTATCTTTAACCCACTGCACCCGGTCAGCTAAAGGTATCTTGTCATGCCCGGCCAGTCCTGCGCCGTGTATCGCCAGCCACTCAAAATCGCTAGGGTCTTGCGCTGGTGCCGGATGTGCGTACTCTAGTAAGCCTTTCGTCATGTCATCGCCCTGTGGATTTAGCCCGGTCGGGATAGGATAGACACGGCCTCTAAAGTCTATATTCATGGGAAAATATATCTCGTCGTACTTGCTGAAGTCCTTAGCTAACTTGTGAATCATGACGCACCGCAAGGCTCTTCCTTTTCGGGAGTTCTCCGCCTTGATAATCTCCTGCATTTTCTTCTTGTGCGCCTTGAACTGTTCTTTGAGTTCCTCGTTAGCCTCTATTCTTCAGCGTCATACGGGAACGGCGGAAGCTGGGGTATAGGTGCCGTCTCGGCGAGTCCTGCCCGTCCGCCTCCCTGCTTGATGAGATCAGACATAACGTCTAAGATGAACTTGTTCACCCGGTACGGCGTTGCCTGTATCTTGTTGACTGCTGCATATACTGGTGCTAGGTCAAGCTCATTCAAGCGAGCTAGGTAGCGCCTCATGGTGTGAGTGTTCTTCGTGTAGGGGTGGTGTCTCATAAAGTTAACCTTGCTAGATAAAACACCATGATAACCGCCGGTAAACATATCTGTCCATGGCTTCGGGGGTATGATAGTCGGAACATACTTGACTGCCCGTTCTACTAGGCTCCCTTCACTCTTCTCAACGGCTTTCATGAATGTATCGCTAGGGTACAGCTCCAGCAAGTTTTTGTCTCCTACTGCGCCGACCTCGAAGAAGTCCGTTGACTCCGCTAGAATTTCTAGCAGGTGCATTCCTAGGGCAGCCTTATCGGCCTTCGGGAACTGCGGGAACGTGAAGTGACTACCTTGATAGGCTCTCTCCATAAACCGCAGCTTGAAGTTCCGGCCTACTCGGCTATCTAGCTGCTTGGCGTACCGTTTGGGAGCGTCCTTCTCGGTCTTCATGAATGTGTATAAAGACACCTCATCCTCTAGCTCGGCTCCTATGAGATTCGCCATGTCCGACATAATGAACTTTTTAGACACCAGACTATTGATAACTACCTTCAAAGTCTCTGTTACTAAAGTCATGTAAAATGTCTCCATATCATCACCGTAAAACTTTGCATACCGAGACAAAATCTCATTGTACTTCGGTTTGACGCCCTTTTTGCCCTTCAGACTATAGGCTACGGACTCGGACACGTTGGCCTTGAAGGTCTTGACTAGGTGCTTCATGATTCCCTTGCCTACTGCCGTTCGTGCATAGTCCCCGTCGGCTCGTGCGCTGTCTAGGCTATTCCGTAGCAGCTGCTCGGCGTAGTCCTTGTAATACTTTTCCAATTCCTTTTGGTCTTCTACTGTGTAAGTCATACTCTACCTTCTTTCTTCTGGTGCTCTTCTTCTTGTTTGGTCTTCTGCTGTGTCTCTCTGGGCTTCTGCTGCCCCGTAATCTCGGCGTACTCCTTGCGGGTCAGTACGTTCCCGTAGCGGTCTACGTAATATTCCATATTCCCTCACCTCCCTTCTTTATGGACTGGAGCGTTCTTTCTCCATAACATGGGACAATTACCAGAAATAAGAACATGTGTTTGGTCGCTAGGGTATAAAGGTAGGGCGAGTATCCCACTAGGTGTATGTTACCTGCTAGAGGCACCCGCCCACTGTTCTTTATTACATAGAACATCTGTTTGTTTATCCTTATGATACCGAACAACTGTTCTACCTTCAAATATGGAATTGTCAAGTCTACTAGTATCCCTATAACTCTTCGGGATGATACTTTTCTAACCACGACCTCGTCATAATAGTAAGTACGGCCGTATAGTCGTTCCCTATGATTTTTACGATGCGGCCTTCACCTGCTAAGCCTATCGTGAGAATGCTATCCTTTTGGAGCCTAGACACTTGATAAAAGTCAAACGCATTCACCCAAACACCCTTAGCGATTCTATACGGGTGTTCTATGCCATTAACGCCTTTAGTAACGCCTTCGGCTTCGCAGAACTTGCGCACGTCATCCCTAGACACGCTGATGAAATGAGCGGGGTCTGCTGGAGAATTGATGTAGTATTCTATGTATTTCCCAGACTCTAAGTGTTTTACTGCGTCCAGATCTAAATATGGATTACTATACTTGTCCGTATTCAGTTCGGGAGACACGGCTATGATTACACGGGTATTTGTCCAATATTTCCGGCCGCCTTTCGTTATAAAATGGCTTAATCTAGCCCCATAGTCGTTCTTGTGCGTCAACTTTTTAGCGACAGACACCAGATTATGAATGCCGTAGCGGCTGCCGTCGTAGCCTTCTACAAACTGGCGTATTTTCTCCAGTTTTTCAGCGTCGGACACGTTTGAATACCTTAGAATACTTGCGATTTCTTGCTTCCATGTTAATTTTGCCATGATAATACCTTCCTTCCTTGTAAATCATTATGTTTTATTAGCCTGTCTCATCAGCGCAGGGCGGCTATTCCTCTGCGGACTACTAGGATAGACCTAGTAGTTTCGACTATCTTTTAGAATTCATAACAGCGTCTAATAAGTCTGTACGCTTGATATAAAGCTCTTGACTGTACATCCAGCCACGATTCCCGGCTGTTCGGCTGCTTTTCGCCGTAGTTCGTGCGTCTCTTCTCTGTATTATTGCAGAGGCGTTCACAGATGTCCTCGTCATATACTAGGTACCCACCTCCGTAACTTAATACAACGAAGTCCCCGGCACCATTCAGACACATGCTTTTTAATTCTGCGGTGCTTTCCGGCATGTTGTCGAAGTTTTCAGTCATTTCTAAAGCGTATTCCTTTACGCCTCTCTGCCATGCACTACGGCACTTCGTTTCCTCGATTTTCTGTAACAATTCCTGTTTAGTCATGGTATTATTCCCCTTCCTCTTCATCATCTTCAATATCTAAGTAGGCATAGTATTCGCCGGTTTCCGCTAGGTAGTCGGCCAGCTCTTCGTCATAATATGGGCTTTCGATGTCGTCCACTTCGTTAAAGCTCTGCAAATTGCCGTAACCATCGAAGCGGCACAGCCAGTCCGAAGCACTGAAGTTTCCGTTTAGTACAGCCATTACGGCATCCTTTGCACTCGTGAAAAGTTCGTCATAGTCCAGATCGGCCACTGTGTAAATGTAATCGTCTGGGCAGTATTCCTGTGCATAATCGTTCCACATTGCTAATTTGTCGTAATCGCTGGCATCTCTCAAAGCTTCTAAAATCTTTTCCTGTAATGTCATTGTCTTCTCCTGCCTTCCTGTCTTAATTACACTGCATTGTCACTACATTTTAATTTAAAAATTTTTGCGGTATCTTTCGTACCGCCTTTCGTTGTCTATATCTTACTACATTGTCACTACAATGTCAATAGTAAATTTATAACATTGTCACTACATTTTTTCTATGGTATAATACTAATATAAAAGAGGTGATAAAATGGATAAAGACACAAAAGAAGTATTCTTACAAATCAGAATAACGGAAGAATTAAAAGAAAAATTTAAAAGAATATTAAAAGATAATGGAGACACGGCAAGCGGTTATTTAACTCGTGTAATTACGAGATATGTAAAAGAACACGAGAGCAAAGACAAATAAAAATAGGGGTATCTAAAGAGTACGAAAAGTATTCTAAAGATACCCCTATTTTGTTATAATCTAAGCATATTATACATATAGGAGGCCTGAAACATGAACAAGTCCTTACCATTAATTATTATTGCCTCACTGCTTTTCTTCTCTACCCCTATTGTTTCAAATGCGTATGACTGGAAGCGTGATACATGGGATAGAAGCAGTCCAAACGCTTTTGTAAAGTGGCATAATGAAGTGTACGGGGTGCAGCCTAACGAACGCCCGCCGGAAAATTACACGCCGGAGGAACGAATTGACGAGGTGATCGCTTACGCTGTTTCTATGGATGAAACGCAAGGAAAAACAATAATGAGTAATCATAACGCAATTAAGGAATTACAAGAGGATAATAAAAAACTTAAGACACAAGTTAAATTCTTAATAGTTTGCATAGTAATTATTATCATAGTCATCATTGGTGGGTTTACATGGGTATTATCTAGGAATAGAAAATAGTACAATGTATTCCTAATTGATATAGACAAATTCCCTAAATAGATATGAAACTGATTCCCAACGAATACCAATTATCCCTTAGTATTTCCTCCCGATTCCCATTCCTCCCCTTGGTACTCCGCAGTACTCCTCCAGTACCAAAACGGACAGATACAGAAACTATTACAACGGTTCCGTGTGTATCATAAAAAATAACAATGGATTGCCACCTGAACCCTTACGAATGGCTTAATCATGCGGTTCCCCGTGTTACTATAGGTATCGTAGGCTAATCCCTCGTATTCACACGGAGCCGGGTGTATCTTTTAAATGGATAAAAACAGTGGAGATTCTGAAGATGACCGGGGGTACCGGGGGAAACCGGGAATTTCCTTCAATTAATTCAGTATCACGAATTTTTCACCATTTTTGATACCCTTGCCTACTTTCCTCCCCTTGTGCTACCCTTGAATTACAGGAGATAGGAGAGACAAAGGAGGAAAGGTAAATGGTAAGTTAGCGTATGGCAGCAAAGAAAAGAACACATGGAACCGGGTCTATCGCCCGGACAGACAGCGGTAAATACAAAGGAACCATAAGAGTCCTCGTAAAGGGCGAACAGAAGCGTATATCGAAGACTTTCGCTACCCGTAAGGAAGTTGAGAAATGGTTTAACGAGGTATCCAGACAGAACGTTAAGTACCACACCCCTACTACTGTCTCGGAATACTTTGAACACTTTCTGGAAATGAAAGAGGAAGTATATCGTGAGTCTACCCTTTATGGAATCAAATTGTTTTATCAGAAGCATATCAAGGGGAGTATTCTAGATAAGACACAGTTCTCCTCTCTGGATGCTACGATAATCAACAGGTACTTCCTCGGGCTGGCCTCACATGGCTATGCTTCCTCTACCCTCACCCGCTGGCGAAAGAACTTCAAGAGTATTCTGGAGATGGCTATGTACGAAGGGTATATAGAAGAAAACCTCATGAATAGCCCTAGAATCGTCAAGAAGCTCAAAGGGAAACCATCAAGACCAATTACACCTTTCACCAAAGAAGAAGTCCGTAAACTGCTAAATATGAAGAATTTGAGGAAGCTGCCAGTAGTGTACCAGACATATATCTTACTGGCGTTCCTTACCGGGGCAAGGCCACAAGAAATCATGGCGTTAACCAAGAGTGATGTAACGCTTACCTCTGTGTCTTTCAACAAGTCCTTGGGGCTACACGGAAAACTGCAAGACTGCATGAAGACACCTCACAGCATGCGAACAGTCCCGATCCCAGAGAAGTACGGGAAGATTCTTGAAGATAATAAAAAGACACTCCCACAGGAAAATCTTTTTTATTCCTGTAAGAGTGCCAATGGATATTTAAGCAAAGATAACATAGGGTGGCGGTTCAAGAGATATGTGTCTGCGGTTCTTGGCGGGACTACTAAACACAGACTCTATGATACCCGTCACACCTATGCTACCTTACTCATAACTGTAGACAAAGTTGATGTGAAGACAGTCAGTAAACTTATGGGGCACAGCAACATTGAAACTACCCTCCGGTACTACACACATGCTGCCGAGTTCCCGTGTTACACGGTGTTACACGTGTAA